TCTTCTCTTAATATTCTATTTTTTAATATTTTAATCTGCATTAGCCTACTCCTCCCTCTGTTTTAGGATTTACGCCTGTGCCACTAAATTTACACCAAGTTGCAGTTAGTCTAGTTCTAAAATATACACCATTTGTAGTTGGTAAGTCTGGAATATAAATTTGTACTGTTCCCCAGTGGTTAGAAGAATCAGCAGATGTTATTTTACCTGGATTTAATGTTACGACAGTACCATAACTATATGCCCCTACTGGAAAACCTGGAGACTCTGTATGTGTTCCAGACACTTGTGCTACACTACTTATTCCTTTTGTACACAAAGCATTAAAACTCGTATTTGCATCCAATTTTCCTAAAATTGCAATTGTGTCTAATTTTACTCCGTTTATTGCATTATTAACACATTTTACACTTGGTACATCTGTTTCACTATTGTTTGTTAGGCTTTGCACTACTTTTGCTACTACAGCAATTGTATTTTTTACTTTTTTTATCAGCATGATTATTTCCTCCTTAATCTGTATTTTTAGTATAAAATATTTCTACAAAGCAATTTGTATAACTACTATAGTCTGCTTTGGTTGTTATATTAATTTTGTTGTTTAGTATAGCAATATAAACATTAGAAGAAATAGCTGTAGCAGAAACTAATGGCAAAGTAATAGCAGCTCCACTTTTGTATGCAATTGCTTCAAACGCTTTTGTGAAAACTACATTAGTTACGCCGATATCTACTTCTTTTGTAGTATTGTTTGGTAATGCTCCAAAGCTTATTCTTTTACCGTACTCTTTCTTACCATCTATAACTCTACCAGTTTCATATTCTTGCCCTGTTACTATTCCTTCTGTTACTTCTTCATAACCTTCTGGTACAGTATCTCCAGCATATTCTACTATTGTACCTATTGGTAAAGTATCTCCGCCTGGTTTAATACGTAATTCTTTATATGTTTGTGTTTCTTTATCATATATTTTCATGTTATTCCTCCTCTATTTCCAACGTCCTATTGCTGTAATTTGTATTCCCCATTCTGCTTCAGTTTCAAGTTTAATAGGTCTTGCAAAATTTGCTTGACCAATATGACTTTTAGTTCTATTTCTAATTGCTCCAACAAAACCACCTGTTGTATCTGATATTGAGGTTGAAAGAATTGGTCTTTCAATAAAAGGTATTGGAAAATTTCCAAAATCAAACTGTTCAGTTTCATATAAAATACCAAACGTATTTACACATGTTCCTTGAAAGCTTCTTTCCATAGTACAAATCATTGTTCCATCACTAAATTTTATAGCTGTTCCATTATCATTTGTTATTGTTTCAATTGTTACTACTTCATTAACTGGTACCCCATCAAAATCACCATCTTCTATAAGTATCTTTTCTGTTCCTTCTAGTTCTTCATCTGTGTAGCCTACTTCTTTTGTACCACTTCCTCCACCATAACTTTTAAAGTTTGTACCATCACAGTAATATAATTTAGTATGTTCTAAATCTACATATATGTCTAAATTTGTAGGGTCTTCACCAGTTGTTCCCCAAGTATTTTCTGCTGTGGCTGTATATATTTTATTGGTACTTGTATTGTAGTATTTATCACCCGTTTTACATGTTGTTGGTGCTGTATCAGAAACCGTTAGAAGTTCTACTGTTGGGGTTCTTCCCTTTATTGCTTTCTCAGCATTTTCTTGTAATTTATTTAAGTTTGGAGCACTTATATACGGTTCTTCTCCATTTTTAAAAGTAATCTTATCCATTTCTTTATACATTTAATTTTCCCTCCAATTCTTCTATTTTTCTTTTTAATAGTTCAATTGTATTTGTTTGTTTATTTAGTTTTTCATCCAGTTCTTGTATTGCTTTGGTTGCAGTAGCTAATATAGAAAGCTCATTTATGTGATAATTTCCATCTTCTGTTATAGGTTCTATTACAAAATCTTTATTAATCTCTTGCATTTCTTGTGCTATGTAACCTATATTTGCATGTTTATCGTCTTTTTTCCAATCAAATTGCCTATGCTTAATGCTTCTTATTGCTTTTAACGCTTTTATTTGTGTATCTTTTATATTTTTCTTTAATCTTATATCAGAAACGCTTCGATGATCTAAAACAACTCCTGTACATAAAACGTTACCATCAGACGTTATTGCTACCCAGCCGTCATCACTTCCAACTTTAAAAGTATTGGTCCCAGCCTCATTTTTGTAAAAAGACATTTTATCTAATATATCTATTTTAGGATAAAGTGTAGTCATGTCTAGATCGCTAATTTTTAGTAGATTTTCATTGTTTTCGATGTCTTTAAATACTATTCCATCTACATCCCCATACATTTTCACATTGCCACTTATAATCCCTGTAGAAATACCGTTTAATATAATATCACATGCACTTAATACTAATTGTCCGTATCCTCCACCAGCATTTTTGTTTCCCATTGCAAAATCTTTTATATGTAAAATAGGATAAAACTTATCATCACTTTTAGTTTTTATTCCCCATGCCATGCCATTTGTTGTAGTTTGTCCATATTCAGATAAAATAGAAAATGCAATAAATTGGTCGTTATCTTTCTTTTGTACTCCCATATCTCCAAATATAGTATTTCCATCCTCTTTATAAAAGTGTTGCCCTGTCTTGTCTAATGCCATCATTATTTTTTTATTTTTATCTAATATTGCTAAACTAGCATTTCCATTTGTTATCATAGCTTGTATGTATTCAGAAATTTGGTTCCATGCTATTTTTACTGCTTCAGAATTTTGTTGGATTTTAGTTCCAAATTCACTATCATTAACTTTTTTATTAACTTCAGTCATTATCTCTTCCGATGTTTGTGAAATGCTGCTACTTAGTTCTAATTTTGTGGCATATTTATCATCTAGTCCATTTTTAATTGTCCATTTAACGTAAATATTCATATTGGCATTTTCTTTTATATAAATATATGTATCTGGATCATATGTAGGCACAATCAAATTACCTAGAGTTTCACTAGTTGCTTCTTCTAATTCATAAAGTTCACCATTCTCATTTTTTCCTACTCTTCTTATCAGCTTTATTGTTCCATCGTTACTTATATTTATTTCGTCATAAATTTCTAAGTTTAATCTTTTTAAAGAAGTTGCTAAATTAATTCTTAATTCTACAGCTGTTGTTGTTTTATTTTCTCTACTAGTTTTATCTATTACTAAAGTAAAATAATCTGCAAAAGGTACTAAATATTCATTTGGTGTCAGCGTTTCAGATGGAGTTAGATATGCAACATCTCTAATAGATACTTCTTCTACATATCCAGTTCCATCATTACAATTTTCCAGATGTACTAAACCTTTAGATAATGTTTCTCTGCTAAAGTCAAAAATATTTTTTACATTTTGATTTATACTATTTACATCTTGTTCTACCTTAGCTAATTTTTGGTCATATTCGCCTTGTTCTTCTACAACCTGCTCAATTTTTCCTTCAGCTTGATTAATTCTACTTTCTACTCTTCTGTTTATTGTCTTTTGTGAAGGCACTCTCCTTGTAGTTTCTTCTTTATTTTTACATTGAATATTACTAGAAATACTAGCTTGCCATTTTCCTACATAGGTATTGTTACCTTGATAAATAACATATTTATTACCAATCTGCAATAAATCTCCAATATCTAAAGCTGGATCAATTATGCTGGTTCCCTCAAAACTATACACTTCCATATCTTTCAACGCATTATATATATTGTCAATTTGCTCCTGATCTACAATGTACATATTATCCTGATTAATATAAACAGTATTATGATTTGTAGTGCCTTTTTCAAATAATTGTACTCCATCCTCGTACCTAATCCTACTTACTTTAAACATTTCACCAAACTTGAAATCTTTAAAATATTTTATAGGCAAATCAGCTACATTTTCTCCAATAGTTTTTATATACAATTTTCCATCTCTACCAATTAAAGCAAATCCACCAGCTTGTTCTGCAATATAACTTATATAACTTCTAGCGGATACAGTATTATCATATACAGACACCAATTTATTCATGTTTAAAAAAGAAGTAGAACCGCAATTCTACTCCAAATTTTAAACATATATCTTTTAAAATATTTATTAATGTACAAGGATAATTTAATTTACTACCATCATAATTATTTTCGAATTTTAACATATTATCGGATAATTTTAAAATTGCTGTATAATCATCAACTTTTTTAATATCTTCTAAATTAAAATAGCCAATTGGTATAGGCTCTCCTGCTATTCCAGATTGAATAAATACATAATTTATTTTATCTGGAATTACTGTTTTGTATAATTTCAATTCTACACTTTTAGAAGTTACACTTCCTAGATTAAATTCGTTATTACTAAAAAGCGTTTGAGATATTTTACAATCTAATATATATTTTGCTTCAACTTCAACGTTGTTTATAAATATTTTTAATTGGTGTCTTGTACTAGCATCATATATTTTAGATTTATAATTATCACTTGTATTATACATTACTATTCGCCTCCGAAACCACACTTTTTTGTGCTTGCGTTAATTCTTTTTGCATTAAATTAAAAGATACTTTCCATTTTGTATCAGACGTTGCAGTACTTTTTTCTGTTTTTATCATTTCTACTTTTCTTTTAGAAACCCTATATTTAGCATTTTCCAAAAATCCACCGTTTTACAACAGGCACCTTTACATCTAATATAAATGGATTTTTAAAAGTTTTTTGAATAAGGCTTTCTGCCTCTTCTTCTGTTTTAAAATCCCAACTCATGCTAAGTTTTAGCAATCCAACTGCTATTGGATTATCAATCAAACTTCCATCAACAACACTAGAATAACTATCTTTATCTGTATCTTCTATATCAGCACTATACTGAGATGGGGTTGGTAAATATTCTTGTTTTCCATGTTCTTTCCAAAGCATATTTTATCCTCCTTATTCATAGCAAACTTTTATTTGAGCTTTTCCTGTTTGACGTGTTTTTTCATTTATTCCATCTATAACTTCGTCAATTATTTCCTTTGCTCCAAAATAAACTTGAACTCTTACTGGTCTTTCATTTCCACTCGCTTTATAATTTGATAATACATCTTCAAACGTTTCTCTCATTATGCTTTGCGGTGCAGTAATTTCTGGGTTATGACTTGCTCCACTATATTCTCCAAACACAGCAACTGTCTCTGAATAAGCTACATTACCTTTAGCAAGTCTTGGTAAAGATATTGTGCTTAGTTGCAGATTTACTGGGCCTAAGCCGATTAAAGAACCGACGGCACTCGCAATTTTACTTATACCAGATAGTAAAATATTTATTCCCCTTATTGTTCCATTTACAAAACTTTCAATTCCACCTAGTATAGAATTAATAACTCCTTTTATACAGCCCCATATAGCATTCCAAACATTGCTTACAACATTTTTTATCCTATTCCAAACACTAAACCAAATTCCAGCAATAGCATTTAAAGTTTGATGTATAGAATTTTTAACCCCAACAATAAATCCAACAATTATTGAAACAATTGCATTCCACACAGTTGAAATTATTGTTTTAATAGCATTCCAAATTCCAACAAATATACTTTTTATTCCATCCCATGCTCTTGACCAATCTCCTGTAAATACACCTATAATAAAATCTAAAACACCAGATAAGGCATCAATAACATATCCTATTACCACAATTAACCCTTGAATTATAGGCGTAACAACTTCTAGAACCCAATTTATAACTGGATCTAAATACTTAAGTACAGCGTCAACCGCTTCTGTTAGTTTAGAAATAAACTCTAATAATTTAGTAAATGTTTGTTTTCCACCATTTTCCCAAATATCTTTTAATTTTAACGTTATTTGTTCAAACCAACTAGACAAAGTTTGGCAAATACCAATAATTGCACTAGCAAAGATTTGAAAACTTTCACTTGCTGTCCAAGCTTCAAAGGTTTGTTGAACACTTAATATTACTGTAAGTACATTGTTAAGCGCATTCCATAAGTTTTGTATAATTATCGTTCCTACATCTCCACTTGTCCAAGCGTTTGAAAAAGCAGAAGCAATATTACTTATAATATTAAATAATGATGTACAAGTTTGTAATAATATATTTACTGTTTCTTGTCCTGTTCCATTAGTCCATACAGTCTTTAAACTTTCGCCTATATTTTCTACAAGTGTTTTTACACTATCGAAAGATATTTTCATGCTTTCAATTATGCCTGCGCCATAGGTTGCCCATGAAGCTTTAATCGGCTGAAATAATTCTTTCAACTTGTTTTTTAATTTTTCTATAAAACTATTCGCTTGAACATCCATTACAGATAAATCAAAACTTGGTGCTAAATTACTATCACTTCCATTATTTTCTTGAGTTTGAACATTATTTATTTCATCGTGTATTCCTGCTAAGCTTTGCGTTTCTTTTTTAGCTTTTTTTGCACTACTAGCCATACTCGCGTACGAATTAGCACTCGCTTTAGCAAATATATTTACACCTGTAAGTGCGTAAACTATACTTTGTATTGCTTTCATAAGTTTATATACTAAATTGGTTACAAATTGAATTACTGGTGCCAAAGCACTCCCCATAGCATATTTCATATATTCTATATTGGCACTTAATTGTTTAGCTCCAGCATTTTGACTAGACAACCAACTAGAAGTACAATTGCTTAAAACACTATATATGCCTCGCAACGAAAAAAGAGCTAATGCGTATTTAGCAACACTTTTAGCTCCATTTTTTAAATTATTACCTATATTTTTACTACTATTTAATATATTTCGCGCTATATTAGGAATTTTTTTAAAATTATCTCCTAAATTTTTGGCTGATATTTTTGCTTGATCTAATTTACTTTTAAAGGTGGTAAAAAAACTAGCCAACTTATTTTGAATACCTGCAGTTTCTCCAACCTCTTGCTTCAAATTTGTTAATTTACTTTTTGCAGACTCTAATAATGCAGCATACTTAATAACTTCTGTGTTCAATCTATCAGATTGTTTTATCAATGAATTATAACTACTATCGCTGTCCAATTTCAAGTCGGCTCTATTGTTTACTTGAGATGTAGATAAACTAGGATTTTCTCTTTTAATTTGCCCTCTAGTTTCGTATTTTGTTTTGTCAATTGCAGAGTTTGTTATTTGTAGTTTTATTTCACCAGCACTTATTTTCTTTTGTAAAGACTCTATTTCTTTTTCTAATTGTGTAATTTGTTTTTTTGCTTCTTCATTGCTAACTGCTAATTTTATATTATTGTCCTTGCTGCTTTTTTTCAGCAAACTTATTTTATCTCTTACTTCTTGTATAGCCCTAGATACTTTATTTTTAATTACATTTGTATCCATTTTTTGAAAAGAATTTTGAGTATCTTGCATCATTTTTTTTACGGTAGGTGCAATTTTTTTAAATTCTTTCAAAGCCTCTTCTACTTTAGCAGTAACAATTATCTCTAATTCTTCAATTGTCATTTTTTCCTCCTCTTTTTAAATTTAACGCATAAAAAAAGAGCTAAACTTTTTTTAGTTTAACTCTTTAAATAAATTTTAACTTATGCATAATATGGATTAGGCTTAAATAGTAATGAGAAAAAATCTATTATTACACCAATACCAAAAAATCCAACTGTTATAATATAAACAAAACCTAATAATATTTTTCCTTCATAAAATTTATGAGCTCCAAATATTCCTAAACATATACATAATATTAATGCAACCCATTTATTCTTTTCTTTGACTGCTCCATTTTTATTTACATTTGTATTAGTGTTATTTATTACTATGTTTTGTTTATCTTGCTTTAATTCCTCGACTTGTCTACCACATTTAGTACATATTACAGCGTCTACTGGTATTTTTTCTCCACAAAATTTACAAAATTTTTCTTCCATAGAAGTTCCTCCTTTTTATGTCTACTATGATAACATAAAAGCTAGGTGTTGTCAAGTCGAATTTTGTCGAATTGTTATTTTTTGTCAAATAATTTGGAAAATGATTTCCAAATAGGAATTATTTTAGATTTTTCATTTAATGGATGTGCTTGTATTAACTTGTCAGTTGTAGCATCATTTAAACCAATGTTTTGCTTAAAATTTTCAACCATTCTTACCGCATTCATTTCACAAAATAGTTGCACTTCTCTATAGTCGGTTTTCCAAAATTCAGAGGGGCTCATTCCTAAATAATATGCGTATTTTTCTAAAGCATAGATATGCTCATTCAAATTTTGGGCCTCCTCTATTCCTTTAATTATATCTTCTAACCTAGATACCCTTGAAATGCTTCTTTTTCCACTACTTTTGTAATAGCTTTTTCCGCTGAAGATTTTATCACTTCGTCCATTTTGATACTTGATAATGGATCTGATATCTTTGATTGTAACTCTTTCTTTGTCATCTTTTTTGTGAAAAAACCTTCGTCATTTATCGCACCTGCTAATTCCATATATACATCTTCATATGTTTTTTTATTTTCCTCTTTATAATCATCTATAAAGTCATAAACTTCATCAAAATTTTTAAATGATCTTATACCTGCTTCATCTTCAGCAAATGTATATATTATTTTAGATAAAGCTTCTAAATCATTTTTGTTCATAGCGTCAAAATATAGCTCCTCGAAATTTTTACCTTTTAATAAATTTGACACCGTTACAATTTTTCTAGTAGAAAATACTAGTCTTATTTCTTTATTATTTGTTTTAAAAATCATATTTTTATCTCCTTTGCAAAAGAGAGCAAGTTTTACTTGCTCATGTAATTATAATTACGCTGTTGGAAAGCCGTCGCTTTCTTCAACATCGCTTGTTTTATATATTGTAAGTTTATCTTTTAAAAATTCCCCTACTGAAATAGTATCCATTGTTAAAACACAATTTCCTTGTAAATATCTTACAAGTGGCTTATTTTCTGTTGCTGCTGTATTTGTAGGCAATTCAAAAAAGAAAAATAAATCTTTTCCTTTTAAAGCCTTTAAAGATTTGTGCTGCGTATGTGTAAATAGTATTGGAATTTCAATTGTTCCTGCTTTTTTTATACCTGGTCTAGCAATTTCATAATCCAAATCCAATACTGTTTCTGTTACTTGGTCTGGTGCTTCCTCTAAAGGTGGTATTTCTTTTGTAAAAGCTATTTGTGTTCTATCTCCTGTTTTACTTTCTGCATAGTATACTTTTGTTAAAGTACTTACATCAGGTGTTTCTCCTGCCATAATAATTCCTCCTTATTTTATAAAAATAAATGAGTTCGTCAGTGCTTCCCAACGTACCTCATATGTTAATTGTATCCAATATTTTTTTGTTATATCGTCAAAAATAATATCACTCGTATTTGTTCTAATCAAATTATATTCACGCAATTTAACGTCAGTTTGACTAGCCATTTCCATACATTCTCTTTGTTTAGAACACCAACATTTTATATTTATGTTAAAATGTTTTAACATTGGAAATGCATTTTGTGTTTGCAAAACTCTTTCTAAAGGTGTTCCAATAGTTCTACATGGAAATTTACTTTTAGTATTAGGATTTTGCAATAATACTTCTTCTTTAATTTCTGATAATTTATCATATAGTAAATCAGAGAAATCCTTTAAAGTTAATTCATTCATTTGCAAACCTCCTGTAATAGATTATAAATATTAGCTTGAATTGTATCTATATTAGTATCTCTTAATTCAAATTCCGCCTTTTGTAAAAATGGATTAGATTGTACTCCATGCGCAATATAAAATTGATTTCCTTGTATTGTTATAATTTTATATGGCAAATCTCTATTTACTTTATTTACTGGTATAAACCATTCCTCATACCCACTTTCAATAAAATGTTTAGATGTTCCAACATGCGGTTGCTCAGCATATTGACCAGTTCCAAAATGTTCAAACCAACTATATGGAAAATTTTCTTGATCAGTATATATACGTCCTTTTACTTTTCCATTATCAGTTTCAACCATCTCAAACAATATTCCATCATTTTTATTGCCACGTCTTAAACGTATAGCATATTCACAAGTGTTTTTTAATATTTCTTCTATACTTGTTTCTATTGTTTTTGGCAATTTAGTTGCAATATTATTAAGCTTTTTTTCAAGTCTATTTATGCCTTTTATTTTAACTCTAATCCCCATTATATAACTCCAATCTGTACACATAAGTGTTACCTATTTTATTTATTTCAGTAACTCTATAATCGGGTACAATCTCTCTTTCTGTACTAATATTTTTTAAAGATATTCCATCACCTTTTTGTATTGAATATTCTCTTTTAGTTCTTGCTTTTATTACTCCATAATCTACTTCGCCACTTGGTTTTCTATCAAGTTCATTTAAGTCTTGCTGTAAATTAAAAAAAGCTGTTGAAACAAATTTCCATACTTTTGTATATTCGCCATGGTCATTTGTTTCTTCAGCTCTACTTATATACACTTTAGTTAAATCTCTTAACAACACTATGGTAACCTCCTTAAATGTGCCATAACTATGTCATTTCTTAAAGTTTCAACTATGTTTTCAAAGGTACTTGATATACTTCCTTCATTTCTGCTAGTTAATCCTTCTCCACCTCTCGATAGATATTTAGATATAACAGCTTTTTTAATATGTGGATACAATTTTTCATCGTTTTTTTCTCTATTAGATATTTGCGAGGCAATAGTACTCATTTCCTCATAAATATCTATTAAAACAGATTTGTCTTCTAAATAATTTTCATTCAAATCTGCTATTATTTTGTCTATATTAGAAAACATACTACTACCTCCTAAAGGTTACCCCTTTGAGATTATTCTTGCTATAGCAATCTCCTTGTGATTGTAGTAACTTCCATCAGATCCTTTTACTAAATCCCAGTTTGTACCATCTGCTAATTCTTCATCTGTTGGTGAGTCAGTAGCTTGATTTGTCATTAGATAACTTATACCATGTGGCATAAATACTTTTCTTTGCCTTTCATACAAGTAATCTTTATCATCGTCTGCATCTCTATCCATTTCGTGAGGTACTTTAGCACCTATGTCTTCATAATCGAACGCACCTTTACCAAATACATAAGTCACATATTTTGGTGTTTCACTTTCTGAAGCTTCATAGTAATTTGCAATATCTCCAACTGCTGGGCTTTCAACTGGTGTATATTTTACATTTTTACCTGAACCTGATTTAGTATAATATGTTTTTGATGTGTCAATTGAAGTATCACTTGTTTTTGTATAAACTATCTCGTATTCTTCAGTAACCTCATCGTATTCTACTAAAACTTTACCATTCCAAGTGTATAAATTTAATTCCCTTTCTATACCGTTAGCGTCATTAAATCTTAAATTTGTTACTAACTTTTTACCTTCTAAATTTGTTACAACAGTAGAATTAGCCACTACAACAGCAAATTTTCTTCTTCTGTCGCCGCAAGCTTTTTGCAATGCAGTGTTTAGTGTTGTTTCTGCTATTGTGTTTTCTGTTTCACTAGATATATCATAAGTGTGTTTCTCTGCAAATTCTTTTCCTGCATCAGATGTGATATTAAATAATGCTTTTGTTATTATCATTAAAACATCTTCCCAAGCAGTATCCCAATAATCTCCTAATTGGTCTGCTATTTGGCTCATAAAGTCTTTTTTAGATGTTACATCATATGTAAAATCATCTTCAAAGAACTTGTCTTTTCTACCTATAACAATTACTCCTTGTTTATAAGTATTTAATGTTTTTGCTTCTCCATATTTTGTTTTTCCATCATAGTTAACTGGTTTTCCTTTTAATCTTCCAGTCATTGGAATAACTCCATACTCAGAACCTGTTTGATTTGAAAATAAATCTCTTATTCTTTTATTTCCTTGCAATATTCCTGATTTAATTAATAGATTTAATCTTTCTTTTGGTACGGTATCATAATAAGCACCAAAAGCTTTTTCGTTAAAATATTTTTTGTTAAATACTCCGTTTGGCATTTTACATACTCCCTTTCCTAATCATTATACTTTGATAATTTACAAAGTTCTTCATAAGTCATTTCACTTTCCGACTTAGAAGTTTCAACTAAATCTCCTGTTTTTGGAGATGGCTCTTTGGAATACTCATTTATAACTCTTTCTCTTTCCTCTTTATAAGTTTTTTCAAACACCTCTAGCTTTGAATTGATACTTTCCGCAGTTTCTTTTTCAAAATCTAATGTTTGAATAAGATTTAATGGTATTCCTCTATTACTTGCTTGACGAATTGTTTCATCTTTTAATTTATAAGCATTTAATTCTAGTTCAGCTTTATTTGCTCTAGTTCTTTCTTGCTCTAATTCATAAGACTTTTTTTGTTCTTCATCCATCATTGCAAGTTTATCGGCTTCAGCTTTTTTATCTTCTAATTCTTTCAAAACTGTTTGCCTTTCTTTTTGCTTCTCAGCATTAATCATTTTGTTTACTTCATCCCTTGTATAAGTTTTTTCTTCAGTTTTCTTTACTTCAGGTGTTTCAACATCTTCTACACTCTCGGCAGTAGTCTCCAAATTTTTTTTTGCTTCTTCATCCATGCAAATTTCCTCCTTTAACTTTTACGGCTAAGTTATAACCAAACAATTTCGACTTTTTACGGAAGTCTAACCAAACAAAAATAGACAGTTTAAAGCCATATCTAGGGCATAAAAATAAGAGCTAGATTTTTCTAACTCTTAATTAACTATTTTAAATTTTTCTTTTTCTAGTAAGTACTATTTTTTTATTTCTCTTATAATTCCGTCATCAAAATTATAATACTTACTTAAATGCTTTTGTATCTCATCATCTTCTATCAGCAAAGATATATTATTTTCTTTTAAATAATTTGCAATATCATTTATATCTTTTAATTTTAAAAGCTTCTCTTTAATACCTTTATCAAGCATTTTTCTCAATCTCCTTTATTAATTCATACAATTCTAAATTACTTGCTTTTAAGTTTTTATTATTAAAGTAATATTCCCTATATGCCTCACTTATTAGCTCTGGTAACTTTAAAAATTTAACATTATTTATAGCCTTTTCTTTGTTAAATCCTAAAAAAGTTTGATAACTACTTACACATTTTTCTTCATTTTGTAATCCTATATAAGGCATAGTTCTATCATTTTTTATTTGCAATTTATTTCCCTTTAAAATGCTTTTAACAACATTTTGATATTTTGTAGTATTGGCTATGTTTTCTATGTATTCCAAAGCATGTCCAACCTCATGAATAAATTCTCCTTGTTCTAGCCCTGGTATCAATAATATTTTCTTTAATTTAGGGTCATAACCAGAATAATTCATACTTGGATTTAGTACAATTATTATTTTTTCCTTTTCAAGTTTATTTTTTACATTTTGAGGTAACATATCATATTCTTTTTGTATAATTTTAAAATCATTTAAAGAATTTTTATAAAATTTTTCAACTTTTGTTTGCAAATAATTAGGTATATTATACTCTAATTCTTTTTGTTTTTCAACTGGTGGCAAATATCGTATTGTACTTCTACACCAGTGAAAATTATCGTCGACAGGTGGAAGATTTAAGCCATACACTAAACCAAAACATTTTACTTTAATGTTTGTTTTATTTGTATCACTATACCTATAAAACTCATTCCAACCATGAACATTAAATATTTGTCCGTCTAAACTATCACACATTTTTGTTGTTTTATTATCTTGAACTGCAACAAATTTTACTTTTGCCGAATGATCTAACAAATACATTCCTTCAACTTTTGCTTTATTATTTAATGCTATCATTTGCAAATCAGCTGCACCAGATATCTTATTATCTTTTATATTTATTTTTTGTTTTTGTTGATTATTTATTATTTTTTGAAATTCTTGACTATCTATATTTAATTCTTTACCTTGCTGCACATTTATAATTGCTTGTCTATAAATTTGACTAGAATTATATTTTATAAGATTTTCTATATACTGCTCCCAATTTAGTCCATTATAAGATGGCTGTTCCAATAAAGCTAAAAACATAGCCATACCTAAAATTGATACTGACTTTTTCTTTTTAGTTTCTTTCTGGCCGCTCCTGATAATAATAATTTGCATCAGAATACAATATATTTAATTCTTTATCTTTTAATTTTGACTGTTCTTCTATATATGCTCCATATATAAGAAATTCTAATAACTCTATATTTTTTACTCTTGATCTAATATATATATTTTTAGCGATAACTCCAAAATAACCACTTAATAACTTTTTATCTTTATATTCTTCTATAATTGTATTTATTTTTTGCTTAACTTTATCATTTGCTATATTATAAAGTTCTTCTGAATTTTCATCAAACATTTTAAAAATGTTTTGTAATTCGTTTTGTGTTTGTTTGTTAATTCTTGTATAAAGTTGTTTTAATTCTTTTATTTTTGTGTCATGGTAGTACCAGTAATTCATTTAAAACACCTCTTTACTTTTTATTTATTTGCTTATTTATTTGCTTTTCTTGTGCTTTTTTGTTATCAGCCGTTAATTTTTGTGCCTTTTGCATATCTGTCAAATCTGTAACTTCTTCTTTCACATTTTCTTCTTTATTTTCATTTTTTCCAATCATTTTCATTTGTTCAATATTTTTCTTTATATTTTCTTCATTTTGTTTTTCTATTTTAGTAAGTTCACTTGTTGGATCTAAATCCATGTTTAAAAGATTTATTACACTTTCATCAGATAGAAGTCCTCTTACTTTCAGTGCGTTGGTTATATCTGTTGCTCTATCAGATGGTAGATTTCTGTTTAATTTTACTTCTATATCTCTAAAATCATATGTCTTTCCTTTTTCTTTATTAAACTTTTCTAATATTATCCTCCATCTTCTTTTTAATCCTTCAACAAAATCTCCTTCAAATGTAGCTATATATTGCTGCAAAGAGAAGAATTTCTTTTCTAACGCCGCATTATTATCAGCCTGTGTAAATCCTAAATCTGTCATGTTTGGGCAAAAAGAGCATAAGCATATAATATCCATTAAAGTCTTTTTATGATTTTGCAATGCTGTATCATTTACATTTTTTTCTACCCACGCTAAGTCACTGTTTACGTCTTTACTTCCATCTAGATACCTTACTCTACTTGTTAAAACGTATTCATCTTCTTTTTCTCTTGCTGGATTTATAATCTCTTCACCTTTATCATTTTGTATTATTAATGGGTTTTCTGGTGCATACCCCACTACCTTTAATATAGCTTCATCATTGTATTTGAATACATTTCTAGAGTTTTGAATACATCTTTCATATGCTTTTATCAAGCTTATTACTGGTTCAAATATTGCCATTCCATCACAATTTTCTATTGCTGTAGCTGGAATATCATTATCCCATTTTTTAGGTTGTCTTTCATTTTTATTCTCTTTAAATAAAGGTTCATCTTTAAATTTTTGTTCATATTGTGGTGTACCAAATAATTTTCTCTTTTCAGGTGTATCATAATAATATCTTTTACCATCAGCTGTTGTTAATTCAATCATTTGTTGATATTCACCGTTAGCCATATAAGTGCGGATTATTCTATATATTCCAATTAAATTCTTTTTAACTGCATAATCCCAAATTGCCACTGTTTCAAGGGCATCACTTCTAGCTATTGTTATTTCCCCTGTTCTTTCATCTTTGTAATATATTTCATAACAAGCCCTTTTTACTAGAAAGTCTAATACCATATGCAAAAAATGTGAAGTGTCGTCATTGTAATTGGTTATATGTTTAATTATTTCTTCTATTTCATTTATTTCCACTTGATTATTTGTGTCGTGATTAAACAATTCTTTTATTATTTCGTCTTTTTCTGAATTAAAGGCCTTTACTTTGTATGTAGGTGCTTTTCCTCCAAAATATCCCGCAGACATTACACTTATATATCTTTCTAATGGAACTTTAATATCTTCATCACTCAAACTTGCTAACTCTTCATCTGTAAACTTCCTTCTAAACGTATCATAAAGTTTTTTTCTTATATCAAGTTCTTCCCTAGCTTTTGCATATATATCTGTTATACTATTTTCTTCTGTTAATCTTTCTTTGCTATATCTTAACATTGTTTTCCTCCAATCAAAAAGCACCTACTTCTTTTTGTAAGTGCTACATTCTAATAAATGACTTATTTGTCATGGTCATATTTATATTTTTAGGTTTTGGATTTTCATATACTCCCGTCAAGCAATCTTCTGCATCATCATGTTCGTTTTTTCCAGTTCTTAAATAATGTTTTAAATGCTTAGCAAATTCAGGCCATTTATCTTCCCAATTTATAGGAAAATATATATTATTCATAACTCCAGTTGAATTACTTAATATTCTGGCTATTTTGTTTTCACCTTGATGAAACCAATTCACTTTAGTATGATTATTTCCTATTCTTTTTAATATAGCAATTACATTTCTAGCAAATCCTCTCCCACCATTATTACTTTCAACGTTAGCGTATCCAACGTTATCTTTAGTAAGCATTTCGGCCACCATCGGCTCTGTTATTTCCATTGCTTCTTGAGAATATATTACATTTAAAATATAATAATCATTCATATACATAAGATAATCTATTGAGCATAAGTAATCTTTCCCCTCATCAGCGGTATCAGTGTAATTCATAATATAATGGGCTGGTGGAAGTTTTTCGTATGTTTTAAAACTACTATATAACCTATTTTTTATATCTATCGGTTCTTGCTGATAGTTAGCATATATAATATCTTTGTTCATATTTTTAGTTTTAAATTCATAATCTTCTTTACTTAAGACTTCTTCGCACAACATTGAGCCATCTTCCTGTATTGCTTTATAATTTACATGTCTTACATTAGAGTAATTATCTAGTATATAACCTGCTAAATCATTGCTAGACCACCTTGTCATTATTATAATTAGTTTAAATCCATTTTCTGTTCTAGATAACATTGTATTATTAAACCAATCTATATGCCCTTTTAATGTATTGTCATTATAAGCTTCTTTGGCGTTTTTGATAAGATCATCTATTATCATTATTGTGCAGCCAAAACCTGTTGCTGTTCCTGTGGGAGAAGTGGCTAAATAATTCGATACTTTACTTCCTTCTAAAGCCCACTTTTTTTGAGTTGCCTCTCCATCCTTTATCTTAGTATTTGGAAATATATCATTGTATACAATTACTCCTTCAGTTTTTTTAGAAGCTATTGTATCTCTTACAGATTTAGCAAAAGAACTAGATAAATCTTCGTTGTATGAGCCTGTCATTACTTTTTCATGCGGATTTATTCCTAACATCCATTCAACAAGTTTACCAGCCGTTCTTGATTTTCCATGTCTAGGTGGCATATTAATCACACATATTTTTTCATCGTTTTGATAAAAATCTTGCAGTTCATTGCATAATTTTTTTAAAAATTTTCTATCTTCTTTATAAAAATCTGGTGCAGTCAATTTGCAATACTCAAAAAAATCACGCCTAGCTAATTCTAAACGTGCTTGTTTTTTTAATTCTTCTCTTAAGATATTATTCATTATCAACGATTTTCCTTAACTCTTCTGTTGTCATATTTGAAAATGGATTATTAATTTCACCACTATGTTTTATTTCTTGTTTATCTCTCCATATGTTTGGTTTTCTATTTTTCAACCAAAATATCTGAGCTGTTGTATCTGGCTGTACATGTTTTTTTACAGTTTTGGTTAACACCTCTTCAAATTTTTCTAACTGTGGATTAAATATTCTTTCATATGTTTCTTCAGTATAATCATATCCTAAAGCTCTTTTTAACAAAGCGTTTTCTACTTCATAATCCACTATCTCTTTGCTCTTTTTTAGGAGTTCACAAAGTTCAAAATGTTGGGATTTATATTTATAAAAAGTTGTTTTACTTATTCCTAAATTATTTGATATCTGTTCATCTGTTAAACCATCTCTTGCCCAACATTCTATTAATGTTAACTTTTCTTTAATTTCGTCCCACTTAGACTTTGCCACTGTATCACCTACTTTTATTTTTTACTTTCTATTAAACATAATGTAACAATTGTTATACATATTATTGTTGTAATTGCTATTGCTGTCATATAATTACTCCTTACATCTCCCGCACTTTCTGCAACTATTTTTGTTACACATAAAAATAGATACATAGTTGGTACACTTATATACCTTATATGTATCTTTATTTAATTCGCATATGTTCTCTTTACAATTATATCTTACACAATGTTTACACAGAACATTTTTATATTCCTCTTTTGTCATAGTATCACTACCTTTTTACTACTCATTTTTTTATAAAATAAGCATTAAAAAAGTAGCCCGTTATTGGACTACTATAGGAAAAAAATATATGAAAACTAAGGTTTCCCTTGTCTGTATTCTTTTTTTGGTGGGAAATGTAAGAATTGAACTTACTCTTAAAGTGTCACAGACTTTCGTGCTACCATTACACTAATAACCCCATTTGGTCTAGATGAAAGGACTTGAACCTTTAACCTCTGGTATCCAAGACCAGCCGTCTACCATTTGACACTACATCTAGATATATAATATTATTAGACCTTCGCCTTACAAAATATTATCTTCTTAATTATTCTGTCACTGTGAAAGTAAGTCTGAGTATTTCGGAGCGACCTAATACTTCTTACCCTTGTCAATGCACATATGAGATTGATTACTCATAAATTTCACCCATCATTCAGAAAAATTGCTTTTTGATAAAACCAATATCAATTATCAATAATTGTTCTGTTAATTATCTCGATTGGGCTACTCTAACCTAGTTATGTCTTATAGTGTATTTTACTACACATCACGAGAAATAGCATTTTTTAGCATTACCTACATTGGTTATACTTTGCTAAAAGTACACTTATAGGCTTATTGTACACTGTACTGTCTATTATTGCTACGACAACTCTAGTACATTATTAAGCGATTTTATTTTGCACGTTACCCTTTAATTGATTTTTACATCTCTTGCATATATATTACTATACATACAAAGTTGCCTTGCAAAAGTATCCTTATGCCTGACAACTCTTTTGAATAACTCCATGTCACATGATATTGTGATTATGCACATGGTTAATAATAATGGTGATGGTAACAAAGCATACCATCAATGCTATTTTAACAAGAGACTTTTTTTCAAGATAGTTAATTTCCTTGAAAAGTATAAGTCCCATACCTTTCGCTATTATATATTATAACATAGGTAAAATAACAATAATACCCACATTTACTCCCCAATTATACCACTTTTTTGTTTAATTTCTTTATACAATTAGCTAAAGTTCGCTGGATTGACTTTACACTCCTGCCGCAATCCCCTGCGATTGACTCTAAACTTAAATTGTTTTTATATCTTAGTTCTAGTAATCTCTTATTAAATGAATTTAAAGTATTTAATAAACTATCCAGCATTTCTATTTTTGCTTTTAACTCTTCTATTTCTTTTCTTAGCTTAGCTATTTTATCTGTATTATTTATTACTTTTCTTTCTGTATTAGAACTCATGTACCCTTTTGGTCTTATATCTCCATTTACAGCAAAATTAGAGCCACTTACGCTTACTTCTTCTAGTTCTAATTTCTTTATTGCATATTCCTTTGTTTTTATTTCCGCTAGATAGTTATTGTAGTTTTCTAACATTTCCTTAACTTCCATATACTACCTCCTATTTTCTTGTATCTATGTTATTTGCATTGCTATCTTGCAACTCTTCTAATTCTTTTATTTTTGCATCCTGATCCTTTATTTTGTTTTCGTATTTTAAATTTTCTTTTAGCAAGTATTGCTTTTCTTTTTGTGCTAGGTTGTATCTTTCTATTATTTCTGCCTTAGAAAAAGCAATTAATATAATTAGCATTATTACTATGCATACTGTTAATATTAATCTTTCTTTTTTATCTTCCATATAACTTGTCCTCCTTTAATAACTCTTCTAAAATGTCTAATTCTATATAAATGCCATCTTCCAATTCTGAACGTGTCCATGGTTCAAATTTTTTAGGGTCTTCTTTATCTAATTTTCTTAATTCTTGTTTTAGTTCCTGTATTTTATCTTCTATTTTTTGAACTGAAATATAATTTTCTTTAATATATTGTGGTGTTTCTTCTTTAATTACTTTTTGACCTTCTAAAGTGTCTAATAATTTATCCTTTAATTTTTCATTCTCTTGCTTTAATGCTCTATATTTTTGTAATATCTCAAATTGTTTATCTTTTTCTTCTTTATATGCTTTTGACCAATCTTCATTTTCTTTTTGTGTTTTTTCTATTATTTCACATATTTTTAATACTGATAATTTTATTACTTCATCACGGTATTCATTTTCAGGTGTTAAGATATATAAACATTCTGCATAAGTAAGTCTACTTAAAAATTCTTTTTCTGTTTTACCTACATATTTCGCTTCAATATCTAATTCAATCTCTTCTTTTTCTTTCTCGTTCATTTATTTCTCACCTTCTAATAATTCTTGTAATCTATTTTTTATATCTAAAGATTTTGTGTTCATTGCTCTTAATCTTACTATTTGATAATCATTTTTTCGATAACTTGCATAAATATTTGTATTTTTTGATATTATTTCTTTAGTCTTTTTTATATCATAATCAATTCTGTCTATTATGTCTTCTATTCTTTGCTTTGTAATACAATCTTCGTTTGCTGTATAATATTGCTCAATAATTTCTTTCATACTAGCTTTTGTATATTCTTCTTTTCCTATTATTTCTAAGTCTTTCTCCATAATTTTATTTTTTAATTCTTCATTCTCTTTTAATACTCTTTTATAATCTGATAAAATATGTTTTGCTGAAAGTTGCAAATCTTTATATTTTTCTAATGTCATGCCTACTGTACCACCATATAACACAGTTTGCTTTGTAAAATCTTCTAATATTTTTATATCTTCTTCTATATTATTTTCCACTACTCGTCCTCCTCTTCTTCATACCATTCAAAGTAATCTAAAATTCTATGTGCTAATTCCATTGAATTTTCTTTACTTATGTATATTTGAACTCCATTAAAACATATAATTGTTTGTTCATCATTAAAATTGATTGCCATATTATTTTCTTTCACTTAAAACACCTCCTATTTTGAGCATATATTTAATAACGCTTCTTGATATTCTTCTATTTTCTTTTGTTGTTTTTCTATTAGTTTTAAAATTTCTTTTAATGCTTTAATATCTATCTTATCAACAGTTAATTTTTTTCTTCCTTTTTCATCGCTATTTCGTATACGATTAAAATAATTTATAAATGATTCCATGTTTTCAATTGCTTTCTTTTCTTCTTCGTTCATTTTTATTCCTCCAATATTTTTATTATATGTTCAGCTAAATCTACACAATCAGGACAAAAATCCAAAAAATCTTCCTGTACTTCTTTTAATTCATTTTTAATTTTATTTATTTTCTTTTTCAACTCATAATTTTCTTTTTGCAAGTTGTAATATTCTTTTTTATAGTCTAAATCAACAACATTCTTTTTATCTATTAATTCTCTTATTTGTGTTTCTTCAAACATTTCATCTGCTGTTTTTTCTTTCACTATGTATCACTCCTCTCTATTGAATTAAAAATACATATTTATTGTTGTTTTTGTTATAAAAGTGATATTCTTTTTTATAATTTGCTTTATCTATAAATGCTTTTAATGCAAAAATGTCTTCAAATGATATATTTTTAAAGTTTATATCTATTTTATTGATATTTAATTCTTTTATTTCTTCATCATAATCATCCTTAAACTCTTCTTCTGTGTATTCATTAATTACTTCAAAATCAATTTTTTTATTCTCTATATCAATAGAAACTCTACCTTCTTCCCAATATCTTGTTTCTTCAATATCTTTTTGAGTAATTCCTATAATACCTTCATTTCTTCCTTGACATTTTTTAAGTTTTAAATTCATTGTTTCATCTTTAAGAATATTTCTTGCTATATCTGTATCATTAAGTCCTGCTCCTGTTTCTTCTAGTAATCTAATTGCAAGTAATAAATCTTGATTTTTTATGTATTTTTCTACTTTATATTTTTTTATGTATTCATATTCTTGAATAATTTGTACTACTATGTTAACAGCAGAATTTGAAAATCCACTCCAATGATAATAACTATTTGCTAAAACTTTTCCATTTTTTACTATTTCAATATTTAATCTTTGTCCCATATCTTATTTACTCCTCCATTTCCTAGGTTCTCTAACAAAATATTTTTCGCATATATGGTCTATCTCGCAATTTTCACATTTATTATAATTTTCTTTACAATAATCTATAATTATTTTTACACAGTCTATTGGCTCTTCCATATCTATTCCTCCTCTAATAAATAACTATTGTGTAACACGTCTTTTTTTTCATTATTTCAACTTTTATTAAACCGTATATATAATCACAGTACTCTATGTACATACCATCTCCTATTGCTTTTAATTTACTTTTATATTTTTTTACTGCTTCAGCAGCATACACTAGAGTATCATCATCATTTATTTTTGCTTTGTTGTATATTATAAATTTACTCATAATTGCTACTCCTTTACCACTAAATCAAATCCGCTTAACATCTCTTATTTTTAACATATCTATTCTCCTCCTAATAACTCACTATCTTCCCACACATTACCAATTACTTCTACTTCACAGATACTAGATATACATTTTGATTTACCATACACTAAAAAATATCCTGTCATATATTCTATGTATTCTATTTTACCAATTATTTTATATTCTAAATCTTTTACTATATCTCCGTTCATATATTTCTTTTCCGTTTTTATCGTGTAATCCGAGTAAATTGCCCTACTGTTTCTTTATCAACTAATATTTGCCCATAATACGGCATATCTATCCAAACTCTATCTGTATCATAACTAATGCCACCATATACCCAATCACCTTTTTTTATGTTTCCTATGTCTACTAAGCTTTTTCCTCTAAACCTTATCTTTCTATTCATCTTTTCCTCCTACTTTTTTATAGCAATTAGCCTCAAACTGTTCTTTTGTTAGTATTGTTTGTATCTTTCTATCCTCTCCTTTTGTCTTAAAAGTTTGTATTCCATTGCTCCAATTAATTTGTTTGGTTCTATATTGTATATATCTACTAGTTGCATTAGCATAATTTCTACATCTGCAATTTCTAGTATAATCTCTTTTTTATTATCTTTATTTCTATTTACATTTTTTATAAGTTCTTTTTGTAATTCTGCCATCTCTTCTACAGCTTGTAAAACTTGTTTTTCTTTTCCGTAACGTTTGGCAATTGTTTGTATTAATTCTATATATTTTTTATCTAACATACTTACACCTCTCTAAAGTCCATTTTTGGGTATTTATATAAAAATAGTTTTTTCTTTAATTTATAAACTTCTGTCTTTTTTCCTTTTACATCTTCTACTACTAATGCTCCATTTTGCTTATAACTAAAGTCTGCTATATAATATATTTTTCTTACAGTTTTACCTCTGTATTTATAGCTATCTTGCAATAAAAATTTAGGTTGCAATTGTAGTTCTTCTATCTCTTTATTTTTTAGCATATACTTTAATACCAAGTATCTATCTGCTTCTTTCTTGCTATCAAATTTAATTCCATCTGCAACTGTTTTTTTATTTCCATATTTACTAAACCTTTCTAAAGGTACTAATACCGTATTTTTCACAAACATTCCTCCTTACAAATAATTTTTTCCAAATATTTTTATAAAATCTTCTTTTGTTTTATTGTAGTATTGCATAAATTTTTCTTGTCCTATTTTTTGCCACTCCTCGCATAATTTCTTATCAAAATGTATGCCTATACAAGCATACTGATTATGGTGATATTCTATACACAAAGGTATAACTAAACCATAGTTTTTGCTTAGTTGCCTATTTGCTGTGCCGAAAGAAAATTTCATGTTTATTCACATTTGATCTACCACATATAATACAATGTTCTAAATCGTCAGTTAATATTGAATACCTCTGACTATCTGATATTTTTTTCATACCATCGCCTATGTCCTATCAAAATGTTCTTGTAATTTACCATTTTTCATTCTTACGTATTTACTTATATTATTTTCATAGTTTATTACAAAACCTTCTACATTTCTTCCTACTTTTTCAACATACCTTTCATACATTTTATCTAAGCTTTCTTTATCAGGTATATATGGTATGTGCCCAACTACTGGTACTATACCAATACAACTTGGTATAATTTGTGTCGTGAAAGGATATTTAAATAAATCATGGTCATATTTTAAATTTGTTAATAGTATATCTTTATAAACATTCGCTTTGGCAAACATGTAAAATCTTTTATCAAATTCATCAATATTATATTTTAGTTTTCCCATTCCTAGCCACTCTCCACATATTGCACTATTTTCGATTAATTCATTTTGTAATATCTCTTCGTTATCTAATAGCCACTTAAACAATCCTTTGTATAACTTGTCTTTATTTTCAGTTATTTCACATATATTAAAAATGTTATTTCTTTGTGCTATATTTATTTCATTATTTAATTTAAATATAACTAAATTACTTCCATCTAATTTTTCAGTTATTTCTATTTTTGCTCCTATACACTTTACTCTTTGTGTTTTAGGATATATCTCTTTTTTTATCATTTTTTCCACATCTCCTTATATCTTGCTATTTGCTCTGGTGTGTCCGTTGGTATACCTTGCAACTTACAATCTTCTACTATACTATCTATAAGTCTACACATTTGCTTACTATCGTAGGTCGAACTTCCATAATACGCTTTTACATTAGTATAGCCATCTAATTTGCTTTTACCTATTATTTCACACGGCCAGCCTATACCATTCTTTTGCCAAGTTTCGACAAATTTTTCCACTGCTGCATCTTTTATAGGTAATACTTCATACACTCCTATGTCTTTTATTTCCATTTTGTATATTTCTTCAGCCTTTATATTCATTTTTTCTGCTAATTTACCAAGTAATACCCAACAATAAGCATTTGCATCTAACGACCTTTTATTTCTATGCTTTTTAGCCTCTATATCCAGTAATTCAACATTTTCTATTTCTTCTAGACTTGTTATATTATTATTTATTAAAAACGTTAATTTTGGCTTGTGTGTGCTATAATCTATACTTACATCTGCTAGTTTACCTTGTAATTTCATATTACACCTCTATATTTTAAGATTTGATTTATTAAATATCGTTTTAGATCTCCTTTTTCAGTAATTTTCAAAGATTCTTCTAAAATTTTAACCTTATTTTTCAAAATTCTATTTTCATACAATAAATCATAATATTTTTGCTCATAATCCATTTTATAAATTCCTTTTTCTTTTATTATTTTTATCTATTAATTTAGCTATATTAGCACCTATTCTTGTTAATTCTTTATTATTTTTAAATAATTTATTTTGATTCATTATTAATTGTTCAGAATTTGATACTAAAAGTAGGTTATCCATTTCTAAATTAAATTTATTTCCATCTGCAAATACTAATTTGTAACCTTTTGGGATTTCACCATACTTTTGCTCATACAGATAGCGATGTTTTTGTTTAAAAACATTTGGCTCTTTAACTTTAATTTCAATATATCCATCTACATTTATTCTTTCATAACCAATTGCTTTGCGATTTGCTGGTATATTTCCTTTTTTGAAAGAAGTTTTGTTAGAATGAGTTAATCCTTTTGTTCCTTTGTTCCATGGTTTATGTCCCTTTAGAAATTGTCCACCAACTAATCCATTTTTAAGATTATATTTAGTTTTTTGATTTGAAATAGCATTTTTACTAATATTTAAATTAAATTTTTTATTAAATCTATTTGTTAATTCTTTCACCGTTATACCTTTTACATTTTCCCTTAAAAATTCTATTTCTTCATCTGAATAAAAATGTCTCATATTATTTACCTTCTAGTTTTAATATTTCAGGCATATCTTGCTTATTACCATATTCCTCATAATGTTTTGCAGCTTTCAATGCTAGTTCTCCATTATTAATTATTGTTTGTGCTATTGTTGCCATAGTTTTTGCTCTTTCCCTTTCTGCTTGTAATTCTTCTCCTGTTAAATTTTCATCATTTAATCTTTCTAATTCTTCGAATAAATGATTATTTAAATCACTTAATTTATTTTTCATATTATCTCTCCTTAAAACAATGGTGCACCATCATATTGATGGACATCATGTGGATCTAATTCTTTATATTCTTCATCTGATACTGTTATATAACTATTTTCAATTTGTTCTTTTATCTTCTTATATGTTTCTGCTCCTTGTTTTGATTTTGCATTTGCTATTAACCAATCAAAGTATTTTGAATTTTCGTTATAAACTTCTAGCCATGTTTTATCTTTGTACTTTCCAAATCCTACTTTTCTATTTATATCTATTGTTTCAATTTTGCTTTCAATTGTTGAATTACTTTCTTTTTTATTTTGCTTGTTATATTTAACTTTTTCAGGACTTGGACTTTGATCAGGATCTTCTCCAGTTATAATTTTATAAGCTTTCATTAGTGCATATTTGTCAGCATATGTCATTGCTTTTCCTGGAGCTTTATCTTGTGTATCAATTCCGTCTCCATATGTTTTTATATCTAAAAATTCCTCAGGTTTTTCTATATTTACAAACCTATATATAACTTCAAGTCTCATAAATAATTGATTACCTTCTATGACTTGTCCATTATATTCCTTTCTAGTTTGTAAAATGTCTTTATCAATTATATTTCTATCTATTGGATAAGAATAAACTTTATATTTATATTCTAGTTCTTTTACTGCTTTTAATATATCTGCCTCGCCGACTGCTTTATATGAAGATTTACCAACTCCAACTTCCAAATTTTTATTTACATTTTTTATTTCATTTGTTATATTTAACACTTTTTCGTAAATATTCATAATTCACCTCTTATTTAATTCTTAAACTTGTTTTATCTTCAATTAATCTTGCACCTTGAACATTTTTACCGTTTTTAATTGCATTTTTAATAGCTGTTTTATCAATACTTACTGTTACTTTTTCTTTTTTATATTCATCAGCTATTAATGTTTCGTCATATATTTCTACACTTGCTGGATTTTTTCCAATAGATAAAGTTCCTAATTCTGTTTCTATTTTTTCTACTTCTAAATGTTGCATGTTTTCTTTTACATATTCTTTAAATTTGTCTATTCTATTATCTACTGCTTTTTTCATAGCAGTTAATCTATCAATTTCATTTTTTATAGCTTCACTCATTAATTCAGAGTTTCTTACATACCCTATAATGCTTGTACTTTTGTTTTTTAGAGCTAATGCTAAATCATTTCCTTGTTCTTGTATTTCTTCTTCTGTTAATTCTCCATTCTCAGCTTTCTCAAACAGTGTTATAAAACTATTTGTTATATTATATAAACTTAATTTATTTTCCATTTAAAATACCTCTCTTCTATATTCAAATTCCTGATATTTCAGCTCTTCTCGTGTTTGCTTGCTATACTCTTCTTTAATCGGCATTGATATTTCTTTTAATTCTTCTAATGCTTCTTCTAATATTTCAGCAACACTTTCATATTCTTTTGCTCCGCCTAAATTTTCTATAGCCTCTTTGATTAAATTTTCACTGTCTTCCGCTAAAATACTTAATTCTTCACTATTAAATTTCATCTCGCTTTCCCCCTATTGTTTTTAACTCAAATTTATTAGAAAGCTTATTTATCATGCCTCTATATTCTGCTGGTAACATTAAATTTTCTTTTTCTTCTTTCTTGTATGTTTCTGCATATTTTAAAAATCTTGGTTGTATATTATTTAAAACATAATCTCTTTCCATAGCTCCATAAGGTCTTAAATTGCTTACACTACCAAAAAATCTTTTACATATACTAGAATACTTTTCAAATTCTTCAAGACTCATATAACTAGCATTACATATCATTTCAAAAGCTTCTTGCCAATAATCCATTATGTTTGTGTTATCACTTGTTATTTTTACTATTTCTTTTTTTACATCTGCAATTGTTGGCGGAAATTCCAAGTGCGTTATTAATCTTTTTACTGCAATAGTTAATATTCTAATATCTGTATCACTAAACATTTCTTGCCACAAAGCTATTGTTTCTTCTGCTTCGTTTTTTTTCATATTAGCATAAAACCTAGGGTAAGCTGTTTTTAATATACCTAGTATTGCAATTATATTATCTCTATTCACTCCATTTTACCTTCCTCTCTTAAGATATCAAAAAATACATTTCCATTCTGCTTTGTTTGTTGTCTTGCTTTTTTATTAATATCTTCTTGCACCCTATCTACAACCCAAGTTAATATTGCCCTATAATCACTTTTGTATTTTTTCCCGCTAGAACCCTTATAGTTATCCAATACATAAATACATTGGTCTGCAAAGCTTTTGCCATAAGTGGCGATTAATTTTTCATATTCGTCATTGGTCATGGACACTAGGTCTGCAAAGTGTATTTTTTCTTTTTTATTTTCTTTTTTTATATCTGTATCATTAACTATATCTTTTTCATTAACATTATCATTATCATTTACATTATCATTATCGGCTTTTTTAGGTTTTTTTAGGTTTTTGTTAGGTTTTGAATTAGGTTTTTTATTTGGTGGTCTACCTCCTAACTTTCCGTTGTTTGCAGATGTTTCACATCTTTTATCGTATTTTTCTCTATCTCTATCTAAATTACCTTTTATAAACATAAATGCTAATTGTAATACCCCATCTAATTTAGGTATTTCATTATTTTTTTCATATTTAAAAATTGCTCTTAATAACTTTCCTAATTGCTCATCTGATAGGATAGATAATTGCTCTTCATATTCGTAATAAATTAAAAAGCTATTTTTCAAAACTATATCCACCCCTTTACTTTTATATTTTTTTATGCTACAATATAAGTATAGTAATTCCGTGTGTAGGTTACTTAGAAGTGTTTTGTTTTGCAGATGTAACACTTCTCTTTTTTTGTATCTTCTTAATTGTATTTTTGTTTCTTTCTTCCATTAACTTTACTATTACATTATTTAATTCTAGTTTTTCTTTTTCTAATAGCTCAAGTCTATATTGATTTTCAACATCTTTTTTTACCAATCTTTTTATTTCTTCATTCTTATAATCAACTAATACTTCCAAATTATCGCATGTGCTTTCTAATTCCTTTATTCTTTGTTTTAATTCCTTAATTTTTTTATTAAACATATTTACCCTCTCCTTTATTTAAACTATAATCCATCATTGTCAGTTGCCTTTCTTCTCTTGCTTTTTGGTTTTCTCTACTACCTCGTAAATTTTCATTTTCTGCCTGCAATTTTCTTCTTGCTCTACTTACACTTTCAAACGCTGGTAAGCCTAATTTTCTTGCATTCATAAAGTTTGTACTAAAATTAATATTTACATAGGCTGGATTTATTAAATATATAACTTCTATATATAATATATTGTCATCTTCCCTTGCACTTCTATTTTTTTCTAATACTCTTTTTACAAGTGTTTCAACCTTTTCCATTTGCATATATCTTTCACCTCCTACCTTAATATTTCTTCTACTAATTTATTGT